ATTTGTGCCAAATCGTGTGGTGTACCAAATGACTCGCCAGTTTTAACTGGATCATTACCTTCATCTTCAATTTGAGCTTGTCTAAATCCGAGTTTTAAATCTCCAATAACTTTACCTTGTTCAAGAGCCCACTCATCATCACTCATATTGAATATGTTCTTATACATCCATTCTTGAGAAACCATTTTGAGGTCTTTCATATCAGATACCAATGATACCTTCTCAGACCACAATGCAGCTTTCTCTTGTTCGTATATGATAGATGGGTTTGTAAGTTCCAACTCAAAGTTAACAAGGTCTTCGTTTTCGTAACCTTGTGAGTATAAGTGAACAATTGCAATCTTAGTTAATTCAGAAAGAACAATCTTTTGGATTCTCTCAACTGAACGTGCGAATCTGATATCCTCTTGTGCTAATGTTGCTTTACCTTCAACTGACTCATCGTACCCAATAAATGCTTTTGGTACTTTTAGTGCAGCCATCATTCTATTTCTTAGGTATTCGATATCATCAATACCACCGAATTCCATACCACTTAATGTATCTATCTCAGTACCACTCTGACCACCACGAACTGGTAGGTAGTAATCATCTAACATATTCATTAGATTAAACTTGAGATTGTAGTCACCAGTATTTTGGTCAAGATATGGTACTTTCTTCATTTGGTCAATGATACCTCTCATGTGGTTATCAACTTCACCAGGTGGAATGTTACCTACATCAATTTTAAATGTACGTCTTTCAGGTGCTCTCATAATTCTATGAATCATCATAGCATCTTCCATAAGAGTCAACTGCTTCCAAGTCTTTCTTGCACCTTCTAATAACGAACGACCATATGGAAGGAAGTTTGTATCTGCTAATAAACGGAAATGTGCGATTTGATAGAACTCAAAGTAATCAGCGTTCTTGTTTACACTTGCACCATGAGCAGCACCCATTGAACCTAATTTAAATCTTACTTCGTATGGGTTTTCGGGATTAAACCCTTCTTCTCTTTCTACTTCGTATGCTGACATTGGTGATACGTTTACAATACCAACACCTTCTTCAATATCAAGATGTAGGAAGTAGTCACCATATTTATTCATACCACGAATCCAAGCCCAAAGATTGAACTCAATATTCATTACATCGTAAAATAGGTTGTGAAGAATCTTTTTTACGTTCTCGTCATCAGTTTTAATTCTAAGAACATCACCCATGTCATTTTTTAGAGTACACTCATCGGCGTATATATCTAATACTGAGTTTAGAATGGAATCTTTATCCATTGCTTCGTAATCAGTATATAGTTCTAATTTATTTGAATGATAATTAAATTGATTGTTATACGTTTCCCAATTTCTACGAGAGGTATGCATTCTACCAAACCTATCGTAATAAGATGAACCACGGAGGTTACCCTGAGATTGTAGTCTTTGAGTATCGATAGTTTGGGTACGGCCCTTACCAATCCTACGGACAACAACTTGAGTGTTGAATAATTTTCCTAACCTATTAAATAGTGATTTATCTGCCATAATTTCGTCTCTAACTAAAAGTATATACTTCTACAAGTTATAAATATACAAAAAATAAATTAAAGTACCAAATTTAAAGTAACCAAGTTAAATCTTGGTCCTTTCCATGTTGGTCTTTTTGTTTCCATGGGTCTTGGCCGAGGTTACGGTTAGAATAAACACCGGTACTTGACTTACCCATATGCCCTAATGTAGTTCTCGTTAAATCCATACCCTGTTGTCTTAATTTTAATGCCGTATCACGTACCCAAAGACCGGTGGAGAATGATATCACCAAGTCATCATTATAACCACGTTGTGCTTCAGCTCTACTACCATTCCATATGAATACAAACAATTCGTCTATAAGTCTCTTAGAATGGATTATAGGGGTTCTCTCTCTCATATACATATCTAACTTAGATATTACTAATGGTCGAGTTCTACTTGTCATAGAAAATCCAGGAACCATATCCTCTTTACGTTTTAAGTCAAAACCTTTTCTGAGATGTATATCATCATCTATGTAACCTACATCTCTATATGAATAATATAGATTATCATAGTTTCTATCAATTACTTCTTGTATCACTGCCCAACCAATATTTGCGTTTTCAATCACCAACATTGCGTTGTTCCATTCTGCCGCTACCGAAGTTAACATTGCACCATATTGTTTAGTATCAATCTTACCTTTGTATTCTGCTACTTGTTCAACAGTCTCTACATCGAATACATGGAATGCTGAATAATCGGATGAGTCACCTCTTGCGACATCGGCAACTACTACATAATCACGAGAGTAATTTGGATAGTCCCATAACCAATAGTTACCATCAAACCCACGTTTTTCAATTGGGTCTTTTACATAAGTTTCTTCGTACCATTGTAATGTAGCACCTTCAACTACCGTATGGCCAGAACTGATAAAGTCACAATCACACTCTTGTGCTGCGCCCTTAGTTCCTAATAATTTCTCCTGTTCATCTCTCCACGATTGATTTCTCTCAGGATGTACCGTCCAATGTAATTCGGTTGGATTCCACTGGTCTCCTTGTTGACCTTGAACCCAAATCTTGTGAAACCAATTACCCACACCATTTGGGGTAGATAATACAATAGCACCACCACCGGTAGAAAGTGTAGATTGTGCCGAAGTCCAAATCTCTTCTACATTGTTAATGAATGCAGCCTCATCAATAATCAACATCGACAATGCCTCAGAACGACCAGCATCACCTGCGGCAGATGTTGCTTTAATTTGAGAACCATTACGTAATCTTAGAGATAACTTGTTATCCTCTTCAGTTTGACCTTTTAACCACGTTGGTAAGTTATCGTGCATGAATCTTACCTTAGTAACAAGGTTCTTAGCAACCTCTTGTTTGGTTGCAATTACAAGAATGTTTTTGTCTTCGTGAAATAACATCAACCATAGTGAATATCCGGCTGATAGTGTTGAGATACCCAACTGGCGTGACTTGAGGATTACGTTGAATCGTTCCTCATTTACACTTGTCATTAAGTCTTCTTGAAATGGGTAAAGATTAAATAAAATCTTGCCACGGTGGGGGTGTTGGATATAACAATACTTCTTGAAGAAATATACTGGATCCTTAGCACACTTAACCCACTCTTCTCTGATTAGTGTTTTTATATCTTTTGGCATATCACATATTATTTACCAAACTTCCAATACATACCGATTGTGTAAACGGGCTTGAAGTCACTATCTACACCTACCCCAATATTATATACATTACGTTTTTTTGTTTTGTATAAAAGATTACCACTCAAGTTATTTAGTTGAGTTCGGTCACCATTTAACGTAGTACCCACATAGAGTTCACGTTTGTTGATGTAAACAGTATTAGTAATTGTAGTTGTTGGGATGAGTATTTCGGATTGAACATCTCTAAATGAAATTAGATTACGTGTTATCGTATCGTTAATAGTAACATAACCCAGCGAATCTATCATAATAGTATCAGTATAAAAGTATTTTGCGTAATAATCTTTTAATACTGATAATGTATCAATTGGTGTAGTAAATGTATCAATATTAACTACTACCTTCTCCACTACCGTTGGGATGTACTTGGTTTTTTCAATTTGTACAGTATCCCATTTTGTGACTACTTCAGTAATAACTTGCGGTTCGGTAATATCAGACCCGTTCTGACAACCACGTGTCAGAAATATAATAACTCCCAATACTACTATCAGAAGGGTCTTGATATCTCCGAAATAATTTCTCACAAATTACTTGTTGTAAAGTTCGTAAACTTTATTAATTAGATTCGTCTTGTTTAATTTAGAATCCAAATCAACATTGTGGTCTTTTTTAGCAGCCTCAAGCATTTGTACTTTTGTCATCGAACGAAGTTTACTTTTAGTAACCTTCCCTTTGATAGCCGACATTACGTCTTTAAGTTCGTCTGCTACATCAGCAAACTCTTCTTTAACTGATTGTAGCTTTTCCTTTGCATCTGATACTGTTTCCATGATTTGTTCATCAATGGTAGTTTTGTTCAATAATCTATTCCATAGACCGATGAACCAATTTTTAAGTTTTGTCATGATTTTCTTTTTTTGTTAAACTTATTGTATTATATAAGTATGTAACTCAAAGTTAATTAAGTTACCACTTACGGCAAGACCAATATCTAGCTTTATGTCTTGGTCCTGGATTATCACAATTGTGTCTTGCTCTAAATGCCTTACGTCTCGCAGGGTCATTCTTTTTGATAGACATAGTTTTACCCTTTGCTGAAGAGCCACCATGTCCAAAGTTTACCTTTACAACATTTCCTTTTGGATTCTTTACATACACTTTAAACTTTTTAACATCACCTTGCATTGGCTTACCAAGTTTTACATCACGACCTTGATACTCTGCTTCATCAAGTGTTGGGTTTAGTGCGTAGATGTCACTATTCTGCTCTTTATGTAGATTTAACATCTGAGAATATTCTTTCATAAAGTTTATGAAGTCATGTGTTTCTTCAATACTTTCTACATCATATTCTTCAATTACCTCATCACCTTCGTTTCTTCTCTTCTTAGAGTAGAGGTAGTCTTTATATAGTTCTTCATAATCAACACCATCTTTCTCATAATCCGATAGTGCTTCAGTTGATACCGATTCCTTATATAGTTTAAACATCG